AGGTGCTTGATCGCGCTAAGCGAATCATCACAAGCGATCGCCCGCTCGAGCGCATGAGCGACGACCCCAGCTGGTTTAAGTGTAAGTGGTGTGATTACTACGGCATCTGCCATGGCACCGACACGCCGGCTATGAACTGCAGAACCTGCGCTCACGCAACGCCAACGATGGACGGTGACGGGCGCTGGCACTGCGAAAAACACGACCGGCATCTCGACAAGGCCAGCCAACGCAATGGCTGTGACGACCACAATTTCATACCGCCGCTGCTTGCGAACTGGGCTGAGCCCATTGACGCGGACGACGACGGCGTGACTTACCAAAACAAACTGAACGGAAAAACATTTACCAACAGCCAATCAGCATATCGAAGCTCGGAGATTGCGTCCGTTGATGCGCCATCAATCGTTGGCGCTGACACGACCGACAACCTCAAACAAGAGTTCGATGCCCGATTAGCGGGAGACATGAAATGAATCTGACAGATATACCGATGGGCGAAGTTGTCGCCGGAATCGAAAGACCCTCTCCGAACACGAAAAAAGTGCGTTCGATGAACCAATGGGCGCGTTTCGCGCAAGACATGAAAGTTGGCGACTGCGTGCGGCTTGCGAGCGCGAAAGAGAAAAACGCCATGAAATCGTACTTCTACAAGAACAAGATCGGTTGCCAAACCCTGGGACTCGGTGACGGCACATACGTTGTCTGGCGCGTCCGCTGGGCTCGTAAATGAGCGAAACATGGGTGCAAGTGCTGACCGACATGCGAGAGGCGGCCAAGGCTGCGCAGCGTAAGCGCGAGAAGAAGCCAGAAAACTGTTTCTTCTGCGAGCACATGGACAGCCAGCCTGGCTTTTGCCAAAAGCATATGGCGCGTCCGCCGGCTGACTTCATGCCGCGCGAAGGCGTTTGCCCCGACTTCATTGAAGAAATTCCCTTTTGAACCGGCTCCAGCGCATGAGCCTCTCCTGAGTGCGCTGGCTTCCCCTGGGCACGTTCCCGTCCGTGTAGCCAAAGGCGGGCTTTTTGGAGCACTGAATGACCGACATTTTTTTCCGAGCGATTCGGGCGCAAAAACAGGCTAGGCACCTGATGTCGCCGAAGACCAAGCGCGCCGGCAATCGCCAGTTTCATAGGGCGCTGACTGATGATCAGATCAGCAGCGTGCTCAAGCTCTGGCACAGCGGCATGCGCAAGGTGGCGATCGCCGATGCCACGGCGCTGAACCAATCGACCGTTTACAACGTCATCAATCGATACGAAATCAGCGATGGCCAAGTCAAAAAAATAAAGAGAGACATCGAATGAGCATTGACGACGCGACGCCTGCAGAATGGAACGCCCTACGCAAGCCGCCGGCCCACTACACGCAGGGCAACATCGAAGTGATCGAAGTGATACGCGACACGCTCGACAGCGAGCAGTTCAAGGCGTACTGCCAGGGGAACATTTTGAAGTATGTCATGCGGGCGAATCACCACCAGAAACCAGCAGTCGAGCATCTGCGCAAGGCGCGCGATTATTTGAACTGGTGGATCGATGAGGAGGCGCAGTCGTGAGTGCGGGATTTTTGACCTACAAAGACGTGCAGGCTATGACCACGCTCTCGCGCCAGTCGATCTGGCGCAAGTTCAACGCTGGTGAGTTCCCAAAACCTATCGTCTATGGCAACCGCACGATGTTCGTGCGCTCTGAAGTGGAAACCTGGTGCGACGACCTCGTCATCAAGCTGCGAGATAATCCGCATACTGCTGCATGAGGTCTGCGCGGCGGTCGAGCAGCGTAGTCCTGGCATATGCAGTTCGCGTGTCAGTCTCTTGGAAGTGACTGAGCTGCAGCTCTGAGATCTCGTCTGCGTCAGTCCGCACAGCTCTGCTCCACTCCTTAAATGTGGTGCGCATTCCGTGCATCGTGATTGGAAGATCCGTGCCGCGTTCAGCATAGCCAAGACTTTTCAGCGTCTTCCTCAGCGCCGTTTCACTTATGTGTTGCTTGGCGCCACGGCTCTCAAAAACATAGGTCGGTTTGGTTTCATAGTTATGAAACGCCTGGCGCAATCGCAGCAATGTGTCCATAAGCTGCGTCGGCAAGGGAACCTCCAGCAAGAATGTGGAGTGCTTACGGCTTTTCTTAGCAATGACAGCGTTCCAAACGGCACAGTCAAAATCGATTTGGTTCCATTTCATTTTACGCACATCGATTTGCCGCTGCGCCGTGAGCATGATCACCTGCAGCGCAACACTGCTCTGGTTGTTGTTTTCCAGCAGCGCCTGGTAGGCAGATGGCGCGTCATCGTAATGCAGGCTTGGCTGATGCTTTACGTTGCCAGTCCATTCGGGCAACGACTTTGTGATACGCGCGGTCGCTGGGTTTGCGATCTCGGTGTAGTCCCTGTCGATGGCGTAGTCGAACACGTTTTGTATGTAGTATCGGACGCGCTTGGTTGTGTCGTGCAAGCTGATCCACGTCGGCTGCAATGCATCAACGACATCGCTTCTACGGATCTCATCTATTGGCATGTCGCCTAGCACTGGATACGCATATCGCTCTAGTCGCCCGCGCCAATCCTGCGCACTCTCATAGGGGTTTTTCCAAGCGGGTATTTTGACGCGAACAATGAACTCCTCTGCCACCTCGCGGAACGTCAGCTTAGCGTTGTCCGCGCGACGGGCGCTGTCTGCCACTGCCCGCTTTTCTTTGACCAGCTGCTCGGCAGGTACGACCTGATCAGCTGTCAGAGTCTTCATCAGGTCATCGGCTTTAGCTCGCGCGTCCCTAAGTGAAATCTTGCTTGTGCTGCCCAACGAGCGTTGCACTCGTTTGCCATCAATCTGGTAACGCAACACAAAAGACGTGTAAATCTTGCCTGCTTTTTCTTGCGCTAACACGCTTAGGTTTTCGTCAACTCGATAGCGACCTGGTGCCCTGATGGCCGCAAGGCCCCGTGCTGAAAGCTGCTGCATTTTATTACCCACTTTATTACCCAATTGATTGGACAGTATGGGTCAGTGTGCAACCATGTGCAACAAGGTCATCCGTAAGTTATTGATTTTATTACATTATGAAACAGCGTGAAACAGGGTTTGAGTCTCTCTCTGGGCACCATACACCCTTACAAATCAATGACTTACGGCTGATACGGGATTTTATTACCCATTTTATTACCCAATGTCATTAGACCAGCAAATTCAGCGTGGATGACGACGCCAGCTGCTGCACTTCAACGCGGCCTTCCTTGGCCGTGTAAAGCGTTGGCTGGATCGTCTCAACAGCTTCACGCACGAGCTCGCCCTCGCCGCCAGTGCGAAGCGTTTCTTGCTTCTGCACGGCGACCGACTTCCAGGTAACTGGCGCGGGCGCGCTCGTCATTGAGACGTCCATTACTGGGAAAGCATCCGATCTTCGATTGGTTCCTGCTCTTCTGTTGCAATTGCTGTTGGCAGCGCAACTGATCCAGGGCCAGGTCTTGGAGCGGCACCTTCATAACCAAGCCGGTTGTTTAGGCCAATGCTCGCGGCAGTGCGACGAGCTTCGCCGATTCCTAGTGGCACCAACATGAGCAACTTATCTAACATCGGGCCACGCATTTGAAATGCGGTTGCGGCTTGCATCGCCAGATCTTTGAGGTTGCGAGCGTTTGCCGCGGCTGTGTTGCTGTAGTTTCTGGTCGTGTTTTGCACGCGATCAGCCACTCGAGCGAATTGCTGCAATAACGCTTTTTCTTCTGCACTAAACGCAGCCGACATCACAGCCGAGCTTCGCTCTAAAGCATCGTTAACCGAGCCTTTTAGTTTCGCGCCGCTCAAGTCGCCCTGGCGAGTGCGGCCACCAGAAGCAATGCGCAAGAACAATTCTTGGCGCAGCTGATTCCACTGGTTCTCTGGCAGTAGTTCTTTCATCTTCAACAAGTCGCGTTGCAAGTTGCGCTTAGTGATAAACCCAGTGTTGGATGCGTTGAAAATAAAATTGGCGGCATCGTTCGGCGCAACATTAAACTCAAGCTGCGATGCAGGCGTGCCCTCCTTCGTTGCCGTCAACAAATCAACCGTGTCTCGGTCTTTATAGGTGCGCATGAAGTCTGCGTTCTGCGCTATTGCGTCACGCCATGCGCCGACAGAGTTAGCGTCGCCAGTAATTAACGCGCGATCTAACGCGCTGTTCATCTGCTGGTCGAAGGTACGTTTTGCCGACATCAGCGCAGTCCCTTCGGGAGTGCCTCGCTCGATCGTGTTATTAACTCGCGCTCGCCATTCAAACATCTCACGCACAGACACTGGCGTTTCTCTGCTAGCGAAGCCCCGCAACTGGTTCACCAATGCGCCTGGAGCGCCTTCCAACACGTCTGGCGCAAAATTAGTCCGTATGGTGCGCTCAATGCCGTCTGCCATTGTTGTGATCGCAGGCTGACTGTAAACGGCAGGACTTCCACCAGAGTAAGTGCCGCCAAACAGCGCTGGGTTTCGCGCTTGCGAGTAAGCCTCATTCTTTTCTTGATTGGCTTGCAGACGTTGTTGCCCAAGTTGCAGCTGAGCAGCTTCTGCACCTTGCCCTCTCGCAATCACAGGCGCGTCGCCTGCTATTTGCTGCTGTATTGCAGTTAAATTAGATTCCAAGGCAGGCGTTTGCTCATCAGCCACAAACTGATTCATGCGGCGTTCTACTGGCTCGCCATACACGCCCTTGCGCATTTGATCTTCGACCAGCTGCTCGCTGGGGCTGCCGGTCACTTGGCCTCGCGTCATTGGCACTGGTGTTGGCAGTGATGCCGCGTCCGCAAGTATTGCCGTCTGCGCAGGCCTCATCTCGCCTCCACCCAAGGTTCGTGTCAGCAAGGCATCCTTAAATTCTTGCGTCGTTTGCTCCCAAACGATGCCGGCCTGCTCGAGCGCGTCTCTGCCTGCTTGCGTTATGCCGCCTTTGCTGTCGAATATCTTCTGGCCTTGCGCCATTTTTTGACGCAACCCAGGCGCTACAGACAGCACCAAATCCATAGCTGTGCCAATGGTGGCTTCTATCGCACCCGTTGTCAGAGCGCGTGGCACGTCAACATTGGTCACGCTGTCGATGACAGACTCGTTAGCAAGCATTCCAGACGCAATGTCTTGACCTGCACTTGCCGTGGTGCCCGCGCCAAACATCCGCGCTGCGTTGTTAAACATGCCAATGCCTTGCTTACCTACGCCAAACGCTTTTGCTGCGCCAAATAATGCCGCGCCTTCGCCAATTACGCGAGACGCATCTTGCGTACTAAAGCCTGGACGGTTGATATAGGCGCGTCGGCTTTCACCAGTTGAGTCTTCAAAGCTGACAATATCGGTGCCGTTTTCGTCTTTAGTTATTTTGGCGTTAGGTATGTGACCCGCTACAGCGCCTTGCAGCTTTGTTTCATCGCCGGCCATCATCATCGAAGGCCAAAGGCTAGACGTCGAGCTTAGCTCTGGAGACGAGTCCATGAGATCGCGCAGCGACGGCAAGTCTTCTAAGTTATAGCGCTTACCACTAGCGGCCTCGAAAGCCCGCTCTGCTGTCGTAAGCCGACGATAGTTTGAGAGATCTTTGAAATCACCGCCTTCAAAAAGAAGCGGCACATTGCCTTCTTCTGGAAGAGGATGCAGATAAATTTTCCCTTCTTTTCTAGCCATAATTAATTACCCTGGTGCAGGTTTTGGACTGTTTCTAAAATCGTCTTTTGCAGCTTCGTTCGCCGCAATAATTGCTTCGACGTCTGCTCTGATGTCGTCAAACATTGGGTTGGCTTCGGCGTAGGCTGCTGCTTTTTGTTGGAAGCCTTCGTGCGTTCCATTTTTTCGGAAATGCTGCTCGGCCAGTCTCGATAGCTCTATGTCGCGCTGTAGTTGGCGCTCCATAACGATCAACAAATAAGCATTGCCCTCCTCGGTCTTAGCAAGACCTGGAACTGTTGCTACCAAGAAGTCTCTGTCGCCGTCAGACATGGAACCTGGCATACCAGCACCACCAGCGGGGTTTCTAACTTCTAAGGCTAATCGCTTGGTCAATGCACCAAACAATTCTTGCTCTCCTATTGTGTCAACATCAAAACCGACAGATGACATGAGGTTACGGAAGCCCATCAGCTGCTCTTGGCCAGCACCTGTAGCTAGACCTTCTAGCAGTAGCTGCTGCATCAGCCTCACGTTTTTAATTTTTGCTCGAGCCGAATCACCTGCAGACATTCTGGTTTGGAACCTTTTCGCCAGCCTGTTTCTGTAGGCTAGTGGTTCAATTTTCGATATTTCTACGTCAGCCTTCGCTTCTTCTTCAGCTGTCACACCAGCTGCCTTCAATTTGTTCAAATCTTCTGCACCACCCGCTGCTGCAATATCTTGTTGCAGCGCCGTAGGCTCAATCGTTACATCCACTTCGCCAGTGAAAAGATTTGTTTGGCCAAATGTGCCTTTTGGCGCGCCGCTCAATTGACCAAATTTACCGCGCATATCTGTCGCCAAATCTGCCAACTGTTCAGTCGGCAAAGTAGCCAAAATTCGTTGTTGCTCACCAGGAAAATAAGGCGATAACGCGGCTACGAGTTGCTCACGCCTGCTTAGCTCTTGTTGAAACTCTTGTATCTGCAAGCCTTTGTACTGGTTGCTTAGCCGCTGCCCTTTACGCTGCGGGCTCTCATCTAAATACAGGCCGTATTTCAAAGGCTGCACGATCGCGTTCTGCACAAAATTCGTAACGCCTTCTCGCAAATTACTCGGCGGCACAAAACCTGTGTCGATCTGCGGCATCGGCATTTGGCGCATAGCTCGGTTGTTAGGGTCAACGGTAGGCAAAGCACCTGCACCGGCTATCTGTCTTTGCGCCGGCGTCATAGTAGGAAACAAACTTTCCGCTAGCCTGCGCTCTTCTTCAAAATCAACTTCTGCCATTAGATAAGCCCTCGTTGTGCGCTGTTGAAATAGCCTGTAGGCAGCTGCACTGACTGATTCATCGCATCAAATTCAGATTGGCCAGCCGCTTGGAATGCACGCATATTTGCCATGCGCTGTTGGAAAAGTTTTTCGTCTGCATCTGTCTGGCCATCTAACGCTGATGCGAGTCGATCACTTGCGTATTTAGCAGGATCTTGCACAAGCCCTCGAACAGCATCGATACCTGGCTGCACTGTCTGCATCGCGTATGCGCCAGGATTGCTAAACGCCTCGCCTACCTTGTCAAAGCCTTCGCGAGTGCTATTGAAGCTGTCGCCAAGCAACTCGCGCATTGTCTTG